AAGAATTATTCCCAGCAAAAATGATGGGTAGTTTTTTGCAAAGCATAAACATATTTGACCCCGAAAACTGGAATAATGACAAAAAGCTAGCTGGTATCGGCGCTAATATAGCGGCTCAAGGTGACCCTTTTAAGCAAGCCTTGATAGATAGGGCCTCAAAGCGTGGCTTACAGATGCTTGATGATAAAACAGGCCAAGCGGCGTTAATGAAAGCGGCCCAAGGCGAGGGTTACATAAGGCCAGTAATGGGTAGTATTACGGGTGTCTTTGGAGAACAACGTAAAACCCATAAGCACAAGGGTACTGATTTTGCAGCCCCTGTGGGTACTAATGTAACGGCTGGGGCAACAGGTACGGTTGTTTATGTGGGTGACGCTAAAGACGGCTACGGCCAAAAGATTGTTATTGCAGGCAAGCAAGGCAATAAGGTCGTTACTGATATTTACGCTCACTTATCTAAACCTAATGTTAAGGTAGGTCAAATGGTGGCCCAAGGGCAATCAATTGGGTTGTCGGGCAACACGGGTACTTCAAGTGGCCCACACTTACATGCTGAACGCCGCATTAATGGTGTCCCAGTAGATTTAATGAGTATTATGCGTGGCGGTAACGCTGGCAATACAAGCACAATAGATAGAGCGTTAAAGATTGCTGGTAATATCCCTGTTAGCGGTGTTACTGGGGCGGCGGCAACGGCTGTTGATGAGGAAGCCCTAAAAAGAAAACAAAAGCTAATTGACAAAGTAGAGCTTGAAATAAAGAGTATGCAACGCCTATTAGCGGCCAGAAAAGAATCTGAGGCCAGCTATGAGAATATGAAAAATATCATTGAAGCAGAGAACATGTTGCGTGCTGAAGGTGTAACGCTTACCGATGCAGAGTTTAAGTCTTACTATAAGCAGTTAAAAGCGGCTAAAGATAGCGCCGATGCTATTAAGGCATTAGATAAAGCAGAAGAGGAGCGAGCCACAAGGTTAAAAAAGCGGCAAGAGTTTTTTGGCAACTCTTTAAGATTCGTAGCAGAGCAAAAGGCGGCTGCTGAAACTGAATTAATAAAGGTTAATGAGTCCTTAGCGGCTGCTAAGCGTGAGGAGGCAGCATATGGCGGGGCTAAAATGGGTTTAAACCCTGCTACAGGGCAGTTTGATTTTGCTAATGTTGAACAAGACTTAGCGCTGCAATCTATAGAGGCTCAATACCAAAAGATGCTTGGCCTTAATGGTGAAGTGTCTAAGTATGCTGAATCATGGAAAAAATCACAAATTGCAATCCTTAACACTGGCAGAGCTACGGATATAGCCAAAGCTAAAGGGCAAGAAATGGCCCAAGTGGCTAACACAATAAAAGAGGGCTTTGCAGATGCCTTTGCAGATGCCATTGTTGGCGCTAAAAGCTTTAGTCAAGCTATGGGTGACTTAGCTAAAATGATTGCTAAAGCTATTATTCAGTTATTGATTATGAAAGCTATCACTGCTATTGGTAAGGCGTTCGGTTTAACGGCTGCTGATGGGGCTGTTGTTAGCCCTAGTGGTGCTAAGCGCTATGCTACTGGTGGGGTGGTAACTTCACCCACTTACTTTGGTTACGCTGGTGGCAACACTGGTTTAATGGGTGAGGCTGGCCCCGAAGCTATTTTGCCGCTCACTAGAGGGGCTAACGGCAAGCTAGGCGTTAAAGCTTTAGGCGGCGGCGGTTCTGGCGGCAATGTAGTTAATAACAATGTAACTGTTAATGTATCGGGTGGCTCTAGTGGTAAAAAAGAGGACGACGACGCTATGGCTAAAAAGATTGGTGAGGAAGTTACAAATTCCCTTAAGAATATGGTTGTGAGTCAAATTAAAGACCAGCAACGCCCAGGCGGTTTATTAAACAAGGGGCTTAGCTTTGCATGACCACTTTTAGCCCCCCTATTAATCCAAGCCGTGATGGCACAAGTGTAGGCCCAAAGGTTAGGGTAAACCGTGTAGATTTTGGCGACGGTTACAACTTAAGAGCGCCTGACGGATTAAATTATATTAAGCGTGAGGGCCAGTTAGTTTTTAGAGGCTTAACATCCGCTCAATTAAGCACACTAAACACCTTTTGCGAAACCACGGTGGCGGGTTACTTGCCTTTTGAGTACACGCTGCCATGGGAAAGCTCTAGCCGTAAATTTACCTGTAAGGAGTGGCAGGTGCAGGTAATAGGGCCTGATGTTTACGGATTTACAATGACTATTGAGGAAGTATTTGATTTATGACCTTAAACGAGTCCATACAGGGGTTAGCGCCCTCTGCTGTCATTACGCTGTTTGAGCTAGATGCCACTGCTTTAGGTGATAGTGTTTACCACTTCACAAGCATGGTGAACGGGTCAAGCCCTATTGTGTTTAATGGCATTACTTATACGCCAATTGATATTGAGGCCACTGGCTTTGAGTGGGTAGGTAAGGGTTCATTACCAACGCCTACGCTTAGACTTAGCAACGTAACTAACACAATGACATCAGCCGTTATTGCTTATAATGACTTGCTTGGGGCTAAGATTACACGCATTAGAACCCTAGCAGAGTTTTTAGACGGTATGGCTGGTGCAGACCCTACAGCTACTTTTCCTGTAGATATCTTTTATGTTGAACAAAAAACGCTAATGAATAAGAATGAAATAGAGTTTAAGTTAGCGGCGAGCGTGGACGTTGAGGGCAAAAAGTTGCCAGCACGGCAAGTGCTTAGGGATGCTTGCACATGGGTTTATAGATATTACAACACAGTAACAGGCTTGTTTGAGTATGATGCTTTAACACCATGCCCTTATAGTGGCTCTAGTTATTTCACTAAGGCTAACCAACCTACTACAAACCCAAGCTTGGATAGATGTAGTAAGACGCTAGACGGTTGTAGGGCAAGGTACGGCCAAAACGGTGAGCTGCCTTTTAGTGGCTTCCCTGGCGTTGGGCGTACTAGCTAATTTTATTAACAGTTAGCTTGTTGTAAAGCTCTCTCAACTCTCTATCTATTGAATCGTAGCTAGGTGTTATACCGCAGTTTGTTTTAGATTCTGCATAGGTGGCGATAGAACCATGAATGTAAGCCATTAGGGCAGTGGCTTCAATGAGAAGTTTCATTTTGGCTTGGCCCTGCATGTTATTTTCTGTTTGAATATCGCTAATCTTGGTGTAATAAAGCTCACCAGCCACTAATAGCAAGGCTAAGTGTTCTTTAATGTTTTTAGGTTTAACAAACAGCTTTAAGCCATTATAATGAACGTTGAAGGCATCAATAGCCTGTGGGCTCATAAACTTGTCTAGGTAGATATTCATAGGAGTAGTTTAATTTGTTTGAGCAATACAGGCAAGGCATTATAGATTATCTAAAGGGTGTATATCCTAATGAGGGGGTTATTGGGATTACGGCAAGCGGGCTACTGCCTATTGAGAATAAGGCCATTGATAAGGCTTACTCGTTTGATGTCGATTGGCCCGATGTTGAATTACTAGCTTTAGTGCATAGCCACCCCATTATTGAAGGCAATGGCAATAATGATTACCCAAGTGAGGCCGATATGCTTGGCCAGATTAATAGCAATATCCCTTGGGGCTTATGCGTGCTAGATGATGACGGACGAGAAGATTTGTTTTATTGGGGCAATGGTGTACCGTCACCGCCATTTATTGGCAGGCCATACCGTTGGGGGCCAACTGGCACAGACGGCAAGGGTGATTGCTTCGCATTGATTAAAGATTATTACAGACACACTTACAAGATTGAACTGGATGAGCAACCCCGCTCAAAAGATTTTTATAGGGCTAACCAAGACCATTACATGGCTAACCTTGATAGACAGGGCTTTAAGTTGATTGAAACAAGCGAGCAACCTATAGAGGGTGATTTAATTTTTATGCGGATTCGCTCTGATGTGGTTAATCACGCTGGTATTTATATCGGCGACGGCAAGATATTACACCACTTAGACTTACAGCTAAGCAGGATTGAAGGCGCTCACCGTTATGCGCCATTTATGGCGTGTTATGCTAGATATAGGGAGCCTTTACAATGATAACTGTTTACCTGTATGGCATTTTAAAAGAGAAGTTTGGCGAAAGCTTTAGTTTTGATGTTGAGACACCCGCCATGGCTATGAGTGGGCTTTTGCACCAATTACAAGGCTTTAGACAGATTATTAGTGACGGCAATTGGCATGTGTACCGTGGCGAACGTAAGCCAGAAACATCTTTAGATGAGAATGAATTAGGCTTATTGTTTGGTAGTAAGAACGAAATGCACTTAGAGCCTGCATTGATAGGACGAGGTGGTAAAGGTGGCAAAATTGCTAAAATTGTTATTGGTGTTGCTTTGGTTGCGGCTGGTATTTATTTCGGTGGCGCTGCTGGTACTATTGGAATTAGTGGTTTAGGGGTAACAGCTTTTAGTGTTGGCAGCGTTGGGATTACTTATGGTGCTATTGCTGCAATTGGTTTAGCCACTGCATTAAGCGGGGTAGCTGGGTTGCTAACACCGTCTTTAAAAGTGGATTCATACACGGGCAGGCCTGAAGCTGACCAACGGCAAAGCTTTCTGTTTAATGGGGCTATTAACACTAATGCCCAAGGTGGCCCTATCCCTTTAATTTTTGGCCGTATGCGTGTGGGTTCAGTTGTTGCTAGTGCTGGTGTAGCGGCTGAGAGGATTTAAGCATGGGCGGCGCACCTAAACAGCCAGCGCAACGGCTTCCTGTTGAAACTAAAAACAGCTTACAGTCTAGGGCAACGGGTAGGCTTATTGATTTATTGGGTGAAGGGCCAATTAGTGGCCTTGTTAATGGATTGCAAAGCATTTATTTGAACGATACAGCATTACAAAATGCCGATGGGACGTTTAACTTTCAAGGGGTTAGCGTTGAGACCAGAAACGGTGATGCGGTACAGGATGCGCTAAAGGGTTTTCCTTATATTGAAAGTGAAGTGGGTGTGGGTGTTAAAGTTACGCAATCCACCCCTGTAGTGAGAACGGTTACACAATTAAGTGCTGATGCTGCAAGGGTGACGGTGCGCTTACCTGCCTTGTTTAGGCAAGATACGGCCACGGGTGACATCACGGGCACAAGTGTACAGTTTAAGATAGAAGTTAAGCCTAATGGTGGTAGCTACAAGCTAGCCCCAGTCAATTATGAGTGGACAACTATTGCAAGCGGTACAACAACTAGCAATGTGGCGGCTGGTATTAGGGTTACGTTATCTAAAAACATTAACGGGCCTATTGGTTCAACCCAAAGCGCTAATTTTGAAGTTAATTATAGGGCTGTTGGGGCAGGCTCATGGATTCAATTGGGTTCAAGTACGGTAACACAGAAAATAAGCCAACCATTCCCTTATAATGGCCAGCCTGATAATACCGAGCAAGTAAGTGCTTCTTTTTATGTGAGTGATTTAACGCCTGATGACTATGAAATACAAGTGGTTAGCGGTACGTTAATCAAGTTTGAGGAGGCAACACCCTCTTATATCACCATTAGCGGTAAACAATCGGGTGCTTATGAGGAAAGCTACAGGGTTGAACTAGAAGGCACTGGCCCATGGGATATCAGATTAACTAGAATCACAGCAGATGCCGCCGTGTCATCCCTACAAAATGAAATATACTTTTCAAGCTTTGCCACGCTAATAGACACTAAGCCTTATTATCCTTATTGTGCGTTAGCGGGTATCACGCTAGACTCGCAAAAGTTTGGAAGTGATGCGCCTAGCCGTGCTTACGAGGTAAAGGGCTTATTGCTTCAAATACCTGACAACTATAACCCTGTGACAAGGGTTTATACAGGCGTGTGGACGGGCACGTTTACCACGGCTTACACTGATAACCCCGCATGGGTACTTTATGGCTTATTAACCAACCCCCGCTGGGGGCTTGGTAGACATATTACAGCTGCACAAGTAGATAAGTTTGCCTTGTATTCAATTGCTCAATACTGTGATGAGTTGGTAGATGACGGCTTTGGTGGCACTGAGCCCCGTTTTACTTTTAACGGCGTTATTAACACGCAGGAGGAAGCTTTTAACGTTATTAGTGCGGTGACAAGCTCGTTTAGAGGGATGGGATATTGGGCTAGTGGTGCGGTAACTTGTACTCAAGATTCACCTAGTGACCCTGCCAAGTTGATTACACCTGCTAACGTTGAGGGCGGCTTGTTAAATTATTCTGGTACGGGTAAAAAGGCACGCCATACAGTTGCCCTTGTAAGCTGGAATGACCCTAGCGAAAACTATAAGCTCAATATAGCCGTGGTAGAAGACAAGGACTCTATTAATCAATATGGGTGGAATCCTATTGATGTGGTGGCCTTTGGTTGCACAAGTGAAGGTCAAGCGGTACGCTTTGGGCGCTGGATACTTGATAGCGAAAAGAGTGAGACCGAGACCGTTAATTTTGTTGGCAGCTTGGATATGATAGACTTGCGCCCAGGTGAGATTATTAGTGTTGCAGACCCCGCCTATATGTCACTACGTTATGGCGGACGTGCTGTAGCAGCTACAACAACAAGCGTAACGATTGATAAGGCGGTTACAATCTCTAGTCTCGAAACCTACACCCTCACAATCACCATGCCTGATGGAAGCCTAGAAGAGCGAGTGTTAAACAATAGTGCTGGCAGCGCTAGCGTGTTGACGTTTGCAAGCGCTCTACCTGACACCCCTGTTAATGGGGCTATGTGGATTTTATCCAGCACCGCTTTAGCGCCTAGGAAGTTTAGAGTTATCTCTGTAGTTGAAAAGGATGAGTTGCGTTATGATATCACAGCTTTATTCCATGACCCTACTAAGTATGCACGCATTGAGCAAAACTTAGAGTTAATTAAGCCTGTTTATACGTCGTTTAGAAGTGGCGTTTTATTGCCTGCTAGTGATATCTCATATAGCGAGTTTCTTTATAAGGCAGGGCCAAGCGTTAAAAGCGCTGTAACTGTTTCATGGTTGCCACCTGATGATGCACGGGTTAATTATTATGAGGTTAGTTATATTGGTCCAGGTGATGTGACTTATAAACTTATAGGTGAGACCAAGGGCACAAGTATTGATTTATTGGACACATTGACGGGTGATTACACCATAAAAGTGGTGGGTGTTAATGGGCTTAATGGCCAGCGCTCACCTGAAGCAATCCGCTCTTTTAGTTTATCGGGTTTGTTGTCACCCCCTGCTGATGTAACTGGTTTTAATATGAGCGTTATTGGTGGCAATGCAAACTTGAGTTGGCTACCTGTTGCAGACTTAGACTTAAGCCATTATGTGATTAAGTACACTACGGACGCTAGCCCGTCATGGGCTGCTAGTCAGTTATTGGTTGACCGTGTTAGTTCTAATCAACAAAGCGTGGCCGTGCCTGCAATGGTTGGTAGTTACTTAATTAAGGCGGTGGATACTAGCGGCATTTATAGTGTTAATGAAGCTATTATTAGCTCTAACGTGGCTGTTATTGAGGGGCTTAATGTAGTTGAAACCATAACCGAGCAACCCACATGGGCGGGCACTAAAACAGACACAGGGGTTAATAGTGGTGCTTTAAGATTAACAGGTGCTGATACTGTAGGTGACTGGCCTTTAATTAGTGATATTGGTGTTTGGGGTATTGGTGCGGCTGGCCTTGCTGATGTTGGTTATTATGATTTTGATTGTAGTGGCCTTGGCTATATTGACTTAGGGGCTGTATACACAAGCCGTTTGACTTCAAATATCTTGGCAACTGGTGACAACTTGCTTAACACAGTTGGCACATGGCCTATTATTAGTGGCGTTAGTTCATGGGGCGGGGCTAATGTTTCTAACTGGGGTGTAACGTTGCTGGTCTCTACTACAAACGATAATCCTAGTGGTTCACCGACATGGAGCGGGTATAGTGCTTTTATTGTTGGCGATTATACGGCTAGGGCGTTTAGGTTTAAGCTTGCGTTGTATTCTTATGAGTATGGTGTAACGCCTGTTGTAAGTGAGGCGGGTGTTACAATAGATATGCCTGACCGTGTTGCAAGTAATCGCAATTTAACAAGTAACGCCGCTGGTGATACGATAACTTTTAGCCCTGCATTTAAAGCAACCCCTGCTATTGGTATAAGCGGCAATAACCTTGCTACTGGTGATTATTGCACTGTAACCGCTCAAAGTCGAACAGGTTTTACAGTAAGATTCTTTAATAGTGCGGGCACAGGTATTAGTAGAAATTATGACTGGATAGCTAAAGGCTATGGGAGTGTAAACTAGATGTCACAAAATACAATGGTTATAAACGATACTTTATCGGGGACAACTTACGCCTCAAATCATAATGGCCAAAACACAAACTATTTATCATCCCATAGCGGTGCGTCTCGGCCAAGTTATGCGGCGGCTGGCACAGTATGGCTTAAAAACTCTGCCACTCCGTGGGAACTGTACATGTATGACGGCACGGACGACATTTTGCTGGGGTACGTTAATGCCACCACTAACGTTTTTAGCCCTGCAAACGCTTTGTTTCAAAACTGGTCAACAAACTATATACAAACGGCGGGCAGTTCAAACGCTTACACTGCTGCCTTTTCCCCTGCTAGAACAACTTACACTACGGGTGAGGTTGTAGCAATTAAAGCTAATTTTAGTAATACGGGTAGCGCAACAATCTCTTTTAACGGTTTGAGTGCTAAGACGATTAAAGATAATTCAGGCGCAACACTAGGCACTAACGCTATTTTAAGCGGCGGCATTTATTTGCTGGCTTATGACGGCACGGACATGCTAATTCAAAACCCTAGTGGCTCAAGCTTAAGCGCTGCCAGTCAAGCAGACATGGAAGCGGCCAGCTCCACAAGTGTTTATGTATCCCCAGGGCGGCAACACTTCCACCCTTTACACCCTAAAGCTGCTTTTAGTTGTGATAATAATGGCTCATTTACAACCCTTATTAGTTCGGGCATTAGTAGCTTAACAGATACTAACGTTGGCAGAATCACGGCAAACTTTACAACGGCTTTTAGTTCGGCTAACTATATTGTTAGTGGGTCATCTTACAATGTTACTGGCTCTGATGTTTCCACAAGGCTAGTAGGGCGCACAACAACAACTGCCCCAACAACAACCGCTTGTGAGATTAGCTGTGTAAACTTAAGCGGCGGCGCTTTGGGTGATATTGATTATGCCGATGTTGTCTTTTTAGGAGATTTATAAAATGAGTTACCCCGCTGGCATTGAATTACCTGAAGGCGTTAGTCATGGTTCCATCCCTGAGTATTCTGGTTATAGGATTGTAGTAACAAACCCTTTTAGTGGCAATATTGAAATTTTAGCGCCTGCTGTTGAAATACTCACTAGTGAGAATGGCGAAAAGGTAGCTGTTGTTGCTGATGAAATTAATGTTATGGCTGCTGCTGCTGATATCTTTAAGGGTTCAGATACACCGTTTAGTTTTATCAAGATTGCCCCTTGGGAGCTACCAGATAGAAGAAAATACGGCGTTTACCGTGATGCTTGGTTTATTGACGGTGATAAGGTTTCTATTGATATAGAAAAGGCTAAGGCTATTAAGTTAGAATTATTGAGAGCTAAGCGAAACCAGTTACTTAGTAAGTTAGATGTGCCTTTTTTAAGAGCTGTTGAGACAGGGGAAGGGTTAGCCGAGATTAAAGCCCAAAAGGATTTATTGAGAGCTTTGCCACCTGTGTTAAAGACGGCCTTAGATGAGTTAGACAATATCGACGATATCGACGCTTATTCTCATATTGCATTGGAGGGTTAGCCATGGCTGTTGTTAAAAAGTTTGATAGAACAAAAGTAACGCTACCACCTATGGAGCTGAACAAGCGCTACAATATCACTTTGACCGCTTACACTGATGAAACGCAAGCCACTGCAAGAGATTTAACGGGCTACACGTTTACCTTAGTGGCTAAAGAAAATGCAGCAGATTCAAGCTATTTAATTAACAAGAGTTGCTCACATAGTGGCGCTGGTGGTGTTATTACAATCGACCTAGACCCTAGTGAGACCAATTTAAGTGTGACGGCCTTGCTGTTTGATTTAAAAGCTGTTAAAAATAGCAAGCTAGAACCTTTTATTAGGGGTGAAATACCTGTACTAGGAGCGGTTTAGTGTGGGCGTTAAGATTGAGCAACCTAATGAAGTGCTGGTTATTAACAGCACAAATGGGAGCTTTGCCGCTACTGAGAGTCCTTTTGTTTTAGTAATTGAGCAAAGTGGGCAAACTGAGAGCACAAGCGTTGTTAGTTCAAGCAGTGTTGTTATCTCTAGCAGTGGTAATCCTATTGTTGCGGTTGAAAGCACTAGCATTGTTTTAGGGTTAAATGAGGGTATTGCTGGTGTAGGCGTGCCTACGGGTGGCACAACTGGCCAAGTTCTTAAAAAGGCTAGCAATGCTAATTATGACACTGTATGGGCTAATGGCAGCGGTGGTGGTGTTGAAAGCGTTACAGGTGGCACAAATATAACAGTAGACAATACAGACCCAGCCAATCCAGCAGTATCCACAATAAACAACCCTGCTTTTTCAACTAGCGTAACTACCCCAATAGTAAAAGCATCAAGTAGCGCTGGTGGTGAATTGCGCACGAATAACGACACAGTTGTATTACACTATGGTTCTGGTGGTGGTGCTAATGGCACACTGTACGGCGGGTGGAACTACGATAACGGTACGGCCAATACGTTGTTATCGCTAGGGGCAAGTAAGACGCTAACATCTTTAAACACCGCAACGTATCCTTCATTAACTGAGATTAGTTATGTTAAAGGGGTCACAAGCTCTATACAGACACAACTTAATGGCAAGCAACCCGCTTTAGGTTACACCCCTGAAAATGCAGGTAATAAAGAAAACACAACAATAGACACTGACACCACAAAGTATCCAACCGTTAATTTACTTAAGACAGGGCTTGATAATAAAGTCGATAAAAATAGCGCAATAACTGGGGCAACTAAAACTAAGATTACTTACGATGCAAAAGGATTAGTTACTGCTGGGGCTGATGCAACAACAGCGGATATTGCATCTAGTGTAGACAAGCGTTATGTAACTGATGCCCAATTAACGGTTATAGAAAACACTAGTGGTACCAATACAGGCGACCAAAATTTATTCTCTACTATTGCTGTTTCTGGTCAATCTAATGTGATAGCTGATAGCACATCGGACACTTTAACATTGGCTAATGGTACTGGGATTGCTATAACGACAAACGCCACAACAGACACAATAACCATTACTAACACTGCCCCAGACCAAACAGTTGCATTAACCAGTGGAACAGGGATTAGCGTAACAGGTACTTACCCCAATTTCACAGTAACTAACACCTCCCCTAGTTCAGGTGGCACAGTCACATCGGTTGCGGCGCTTACCCTTGGGACTACAGGCACAGATTTAAGCTCATCGGTAGCTAATGGCACTACAACACCAGTTATTACACTTAATGTGCCTACGGCATCGGCTTCTAGTAGAGGCGCTTTGTCTAGTGCCGACTGGTCCACCTTTAACGGCAAGCAAGCACAATTAAATGGCACTGGCTTTGTTAAAGCCACGGGAACGACAATTACTTATGACAACAGCACCTATTTAACAGCAGCAATAACATCACTTGGTGGTTTAACAGCGGCAACTCAAACTTTTGCTACAGGCTCTGCAGGAACAGCACCTGCTTTCACAAGCGCAACATCAACACACACTTTAAATATACCCCTAGCATCCACCATAGGTGTTACATCGGGGACTATATCGAAAGCAGATTATGACACGTTTAATAGCAAAGAAAATGCATTAACATTCTCAACTGGTTTAACCCGCTCAATTAATACAATTACTGTAAACACTACTCAAAACATTGCAAAGCTAAGCAACTTAACTGGTAATGGCTTTGTCAAAACATCTGGTGGTGATGGCACGTTATCCATTGACACAAACACCTATTTAACGGGTAACCAAACAATCACATTATCTGGAGAAGTTAGTGGTTCAGGTGCAACAGCAATAACGACAACAGTTTCTAATGCTGCTGTTATTGGTAAGGTTTTAACTGGGTTTACCGCTGGCGCTGGTACGGTTGCGGCAACTGACACTATCTTGCAAGCTTTCCAAAAAGTTGTAGGCAATATAGCCGCATTGGTAACAGGTGTATCTAGTGTGTTTGGTCGCACAGGCACTGTTGTGGCTACCAGCGGAGACTACAATACATCACAAGTTACTGAAAACACTAACCTGTATTTTACGGATGAGCGTGCCCAAGATGCTGTTGGTTCAATTTTAGTTGATTCAAGTGAATTGGATTTTACATATAACGACGCTACGCCAAGTATCACGGCAAGCATTGTGGCTAGTTCTATAGCATCAGGCAAGCTTGATGCTGGGGTTAATACTTCCCTTGGTCTTGCTAATACTGCTGTTCAGCCCGCAAGAACGATTAGTACAACGGCCCCATTGAGCGGCGGTGGTGACTTATCCGCAAACCGTACTTTATCTATTGCCGATGCGGCGGCTGATGGAACAACTAAAGGTGCGGCAACGTTTACTGCCAGTGATTTTAACGCTACTGGTGGCGTGGTTTCTATAGACTATACAAATGGGCAAGCTGCAACTACAAGCCAAAAAGGGTTTTTAACTAGTGCCGATTGGAACACGTTTAACGGTAAACAATCAGCAATTACTTTTGGCACAGGTGTGCAAACGGCCCTTGGCGTAAATATTGGAACTGCTGGCTCAGTTGTTGTTAATGGTGGCGCACTTGGCACTCCGTCTTCAGGTGTAGCCACAAACTTAACGGGTACAGCATCGGGCTTAACAGCGGGCACAGTCACCACAAATGCCAATTTAACGGGTGTGGTAACATCTGTTGGCAACGCTACATCTATTGCCGATGCGGCGCTGTCTATTGCGAAAACATCGGGATTGCAAACTGCACTAGATAGCAAGCAAGCAAGTCTTGTATCAGGCACAAACATTAAAACTATTAACGGTAGTTCTATTTTAGGCACTGGTGATTTAGCTATAGATGTAGGCGCTAACACTACACTGTCAAACCTCGGTACAACAGCAATTAACACGTCCTTACTACTTGGCACATCAGATGGGGGAGCGCTTGGCTCCACCACCAAAATGTGGAGCGATTTGTTTCTTGCCTCTGGTGGGGTAATTAATTGGAATAATGGCGATGTTGTTTTAACGCATTCACTTAATAGTCTTAAATTGACAGGTGGGGATTTTAGACTTGGCTCTGGCTCGCAAGAACTTACTTTGGATGGCGCTGGCAGTTGGTCATTCTTTGACGGAACAACACAGCAATATGCTATATCTCCCTCAAACGTAACTTTTGGCACAACCGATGCTGATAATAGCTTCAATAGTTTTGTACTCCAAAGTGGTTCAACTAATACAGAGGCGTTTAAGTGGGATAGCTCAAATGGTGTTGTAATTAATGGGCAGCAAACAACATTTACTGACTTCAGAGTAAAAACAACAGGATTAACTCACGCCCTTTTTGTTGATGCTAGTGCAAATGCTATAGGCATCAATAATAGCAGCCCGTCTGCAAACCTAAGTATAACGGGGTCATTAACCTATGCGCTTAGTGTTACGGGTAGAACTCAACTTATTGGGGCTCTTAATAACGCTCCAGTTTTAGATGTTTCAAGGGCAATGGCTTCAGGCGCTATGGTTACACTTACGGGTGCCAGCGGCTTGGGAGATGCTAGTGGTACAACTTATATGCTTAATAGTGCACGCTCTGGTACAAATGCAAATGCTAATCATCTTTCTTACGGCTTGTACTCAACGGTAACGAACACAGGTACGTCATCGTATAATATTGCAGGATATTTTAGTGCATCAGGCGGTTCTGTAAATATTGCAGGGCATTTTGACCAAGGCATAGTAAGTATTGGGGTTGCCAGAGGTGCAGTAAACCTAGGTGTTCCGTTAAATATAAAAGCTGGCGGTCTTCAAATATCAGATTCTCCTATTGATGCGTTAGGTACATATCTAAATACATCCTTGTATTTTAATGGGGATACTGACCAAACATACTACGCCCAAACTTATGCTGAATCATCAAAAGGAGATACGGGCACTTCTTGGTCAATTAATTGCGATACTGGTATACGTTACACTGGCACCCTTGGGACAATGCAGATTAATGGGGGTGATTATTTAAATTTTTCAACGACGCTTGGCACAACTGGCTATGGGCTTCGCAATAATGCAGGGGTTGTTGAAGGCAAAAATAGTGGTGGAGCGTGGTCACCATTAATATGCTCTGATACTGCTTATGCTTCAAGCTGGAACGGTGTTACAACGCAAGCCCCTTCTAAAAATGCTGTTTACGATGAAATGGAGTTGCGTCAAAAGGGTGGGTCTGAAGTGCTTGCCGCTAACTTTAACACCGCAAGCACAACCGCTGTTAGCACTAATCTTACTTTTGCTATTGCTGCTAATGAAATCTACACAGTGGTTATTGAAGGGACGGCATCAAAAGCTACAACTGCAACAGGTATGAAATTAGCTATTGCAGCCCCAACAGGATGCACAATTAAAGGGGAAGCCTATCTCGGTGGAGCAACTCTTGCTGCCGCACCAGTACCTTCATTAATAAGTGCAATTAATACACTTGGCACAACTTTTGCCACAGGCATAGGGGTTGAAGTTACATTCCGCATGACTTTTCGTGTGGTTAATGGCGTAAATGCAGGGAGCATCACCTTGCAAGGTGCAACTGTAACCAGCAATACAGCAACTATTTACGCAGGCACTCGCATGACTTACACAAAAGCAATATCAGTTTAAAGGAGTATTTTATGGCATTAACGGCATACGAAAAAAAGGCACTTAGAAGATTAACGGCGCATTATACCGATATTCAAAAGGATGAAATAGGAGCGGATGATGCCCAAGCATTAGCCTTAATTGCGGAACATAAAGTGCGTAAAACAAGCGAGGCGGATATAAATATTGAAATTGCGCAACGTGAAGTAGAAAAATGGCAAGCAGAGAAAGAAATTTGGGAAAATGTTGAAGGGTTACCCGTTGAAGAAGTCGTCGAAGATAATTCTGAGATAGTCACAGAGTAGCCACATAATATTGTTAAACTAGGTGTAGGTTACACCCATTAAAAGGTTACCTATGCGAGCTGATTTCAATTACTTAGATTATCCTATGGGTATTGAGATAAGGAATCGACTGTTGCACGAGAGAGGCTGCCAGTGTGCTAAGTGTGGCGCTGCTCCTTTGCCTTATAATAGAGCTGAGATGCACCATAGAAACCCCCGCAAAAAGGCGTTTACCTTGGATATAAGAACATTACACAACTTAGTTGAATCAATGCCTGTTAGGACAGCCAAAAGCGTTGTTAGGCGTGAGGCTGCAAAGTGTGTGCTGTTGTGTGATTGCTGCCACAAAGAAGTGCACCAGACGCTAGACCCACGTTTTTTTGACCGTGACTACTTGGAGAGCTTGCCCAAGGGGTCTAAGCTAGATATGGTGGCGTAATGCAAAGGATTAGATATTATCCCATTGCTATCATTAAATGGCCTACTGGTAAAACGACGTACTATTATAATACTGAGCCACATAAATTGCCTGACCCGCTGCAAGTTGAACTAAACGATAAACGAGAGTTTGATGTTTTGGTTTAGCCAGTGGTGTATACTTGTTAAGAGGTCTAATTTATGACGAGTAAATTAATGCAACAAGACATCAACTTTATGCAATGGCTAGTAACTTACACGCCTGTAGGGTTGTTTGCAGGCTTTTGTCACATGTGTTATGCATGGCTAACAGGCCACGCTAACGGCAATGTAGAAGCTAGTGTTATTTTTATCGGTGGTGTGCTTAGCTTTTGCGTGGCAGTAATGCTAACCCCATTGATACAAATGGTGCATATTGAGTTTTGGGGCTATGTATTAGACTTAAGCAGTGGTAGTGTAGCGGGTGGCTTAGGTGCTTTTGCTGGCTCTACTGGCCTTGAAGGGTATAGACTTTTCAAAGATTTTTTAGCTAAAAAGATTAAGTAAGAATGATTACAAATTTTGACACCCCTATAGTTAAAGGCGGTTCATTTAATTGGCGTGAGTATTGCTTACTAAAGGGGTTTAATAAATTAGCGCAACCAGATGTAAAGCAACACGCTAATGCTATTTTTTTATTTATTGAGTTGCAAAAGTTACGCAATGCTTTGGGTAAACCATTAACAATTACCAGCGGCGCACGCACTATGGAGTATACTTTGTGGCTAAGAAAACAAGGCATACCAGCGGCATTAAAAAGCGCTCATTTAGACTGGCAAGCTGTAGACTTAGCGCCACCTGTTGGGATGACACAAAAGCAATTTTGGGATTTTTGCCGTAAGCATTGGCCAGGGCGATTAGAAAACTGGCAAGCAACACCGACATGGGTTCACTTAGACACTCGAAACTGGGGATTAAGGCAAACATTTAACCCATAATGGTACAATTTAATCACGCAGCAATTAGTAAAGGATTACTTTATGAGCAACGGTACAATGGTAGGCAGATTGCTTCAAAAGTTAGCGCCTAAAGATTCTATTTTTAGCAACGTTGTGGAGATTGCAGACCACACAGCCGACGGCTTGCTGTTTAGTAATGGTGAAACAGCTCAAGTAAGTGAGTTGCCCATAAAGGCAGTTAATGAGCTTGGCGGTGTTGCTACTGGGTTTGTGTTCAACTTGTTGGAAAAGTTAGACTTGCCTTTCTTTACTGGTGAAGCTGAGCAACAGTTTTTAAAGGGTGTTGAGCATATCGCCAAAGCTTTATTGTTACTGTTCGCTGGCCCTATGGCTAAAAACTTTATTGAATAAGACTTTCTCTCACCCGTGTTTTCCTCTAGCCCTTGCGTAACACAAGGGCTTTTTTATATGCAATTTTTTTCTTTTAAGATAGAAATGGCGTGAGGTGTAGTTTTAGCCCCAAGCTTAGCCCTCGCACTGTTGATATGAGCATTAACGGTGTGGGTTGATATACCTAGCAGCTTGGCAATTAAAGCACGAGAGTTGCCATCAGCAACGCATTGAAGCACTTGAATCTCCCTCTGGGTGGGAAAACTCTCTTTTATTACTTTATGCCAGCCACCGTTTACATTCATTTTCTATTATCCTATTTAATCAATTTCAATCTAATAGCTTTTGCAATTACATGGCCATTGTGAGTTGAACATGTGCGCTTAAGAATATTGTGCATGTGTGAGGCAATTGTGCCCACCTTAACACCCATTACTTCGGCTATTTGTTGCCGTGTAAAGCCATTAGCGCTTAGTTGCAGCACTTGCTTTTCTTTATCGGTTAATATTATTTTGTCTCGTTTCATTAATTGCAATCCTCTTTTGTAAACTATACAGGCTAAGGCGAGCTTTTAAATCATCATCGCTCATAGTCTCACCAGTTAGTAAATCGTAGGCAGCGGCAAAAGGTGCTTTGCCCTCATGGTCACAACCACTACTGGCAACCCAAGCCACACCACGGTTTTTGTAATACGTTTCTAAGCCCTTTTCATCCATTAGTAAAAGTCCTTTACAAACTCAATCCAGCGGGGATTGCACTCTAGTATCTTGAATAACTCTTCAAGCCTAAACGTTAAATAGCTACCCTCCACTGTGTAGTTAGCTTTGCGGTGGAAGTTGAAAAGGAAATCATCCCAAGTGCTATCATAGTTACGCCAGCCAAGCTCCTCCATGGTGAGTAAGACAAAAGAGGCAATATTGTCTCTGTATAATGTTACTAACCATGGCTTGTAATTAACACGGTGCATCACGCATGGAATATTACCCCCAGAGTCACGGTGTGATTGAACCATTGCATCGGCAAGGTCTAGCTTTTCAACTCGCTTGCACTCGATATGCACCCCTTTGATTGCATTGGCTACATCTGGGGAGTCTTGCCCCCCCTTAAACTGCTGCCCACGTCGAGCCTCTTTAAAGCCCATGTCACGCAATACAGCGGCTAGCTCACGCTCACCATTAGCACCTTTGGCCCTGCTATCCTTACGCCCTTTAGCCATTGCCAATCCTCTCTAATTTATTGGTCTTTTCAACTATTTCAGTAATGGTGAAAGTCTCACCCATGGCTATTTTTTCCTCTAGCAGTTGCCTAACAGGTTCATAATCAAAAGGCTTAGCCTTGGGCCTCATCTGCTTCAATCTCCCCCAACAATCTATCAATGTGGCCTGTTAGCTCACGCAGGTAAGCCCGTGCCTCTTTAAGGTCTGCTGCCATGGCATCCACCCTCACTTGGTGTTCTTTTCTCTCTAGTGATAGTTCGTAAAGTTGCGCTCTTTTATCCATTTTCTATACTCCATAAACTTTAATAAATAAAACAACAATTGCAATGGCCTGTGCGGCTAGCACAAGACTAATAAAAAACTGGGTGGCATTAATACGCTTGTTTGCCTCAAAGTGGTTAATCCCAATAGCCTGTTCAATTTTAAAGTGTTTAGCCCTTAGCAATGACCTTAAATCAGCATCCTTTTCAGTAATTTGTTTAATCTGATTTTTAAAGTAAGTGTTGTGGCCATTAACCTTGCCAAACAACGCCCTATATTGATTAGTGTTTTGTTCTACACGTTGTTGTAAATCGTCGATGCTTTCAAATACAACATCGTATTTAGTGGTGTTAACACCAATAGACCCACCAGTTAAACCTGCTTTCTTAGCCATTAGTCAATCCTCTTTTAAAAAAACGGGCGGCCACTTAAAAACCGCCCCACTACACGAACGGATAGAGTCTAAAACGGGATGTCATTGTTATCTGCAAAAAAGCTAGGGTTAGAATCAGGCGTTTGATTCAACGGCGCTGCTTCCTTCCAATACAGTGTAAAACGTGGCTTGTTGCCTTCCTGCGGCCCGTTGTCATACATGTTGAACCAATAGCGCTTGCCATTAAACTCAACAGGTTTTTTGCCACTACTAAACTTGCTGGTAGTTGTACCGTTTTCATATGGCCAAAATGGGATATTGGGTCTTCTCTCTGCCATTTAATTTACTCCTAATTTAATTTGTCCAACTCAAGATTCAATTTGCCAATAGCTTTGTCTAACTCGATGGCATTATCACCAATTTCAGCAATACGGGCATGCACGGCTGCTGGGTCAACGCCTAGTAATGCAGATAACTCTCTTATGGCTCGCCTTTTACTATCCACATCCGAAGTTTTACCATAGCCACTAGCAGCCCCAGAATCAGTTTTTTTAGCCACAGGGGTAGTCTTAGCAGCATCAGGTTTAGGGTCTTTTTTAGAGTCATCAGTTGCACCATATCCATCATCATCATCACCAGCATAAAGCCCCAATAGGCTCATAATTGAATATCGACGCAAATAGGTGAACGCCGAGCCATAACCCTGCGGGTCATTGCGTGGCAATGGGCAAGATGCATCACCCTCTAACGTCTCACCACTTTCAACGTGCACCAATTGCGTCTTAACTGTGATTGCAACACCACTGGACACACAAGGGGATTGAATTAACAACAATTTGTGCTTTTGTAATACAGGTTTAACAACACCAAGCACACGGCCCAAGTCTGCATAATCGTAGGAAAATTTATCAGCTTTAGCAGTATTGGTTTTTTTAACGTGGCTCAATTCAGATTGTGCGGCAAAGAGCGCTTTGTATAGTTCAATCTTACTCATCTTACAACTTTCCTTACTCAATGTTTATATTAAAACATATAGTCTATTCAGGGGCAACATCTAATTTTTTATCACGCAAGGCGGCGCTAACCGTAATATCTGCCATGTCAATCAACACGCCATAGGCCGCACTGGTTAAAACTTTAGCTTTTTTAGCGGCATCTAAGTCTTTACGACTAACACTAGTTACAACCTTGTCAAGCAATTCAGATTGCTTAAGCCAATGAATAACAGGCTTGCCAAAAGTGCGGCGCTCTGTTTTAACCATCTCAAAGGCGCGGCCACTTTCTGCAACAATCACTTCACCATTGCCTAGCTCATCCTTAGCAGCTTCTACAATCTTGGCTTCCTCCTCCTTGGCCATCTTAGCCACATGCTTAACAGCGGCCAGCCTGTCAGCTAGAGGCAAGCTGTGTAGGCTCTGAAAGTAGCCAAATAAATCAGGCGTTGGCCACGGGGTTAGCCTTGCAACAACTTCATCTACAGCTTCAGTCATTTTACTTTCCTCACAACCAATCTAACAAATGTTCTAAATTTATACCCACAATTACACTTAAACAACGTGGTGTCTAATGCCTCTCCCTTGCCCGTGCCATGACACCAGCCACACCTTAGATTAAATATCATTATTCTAAGCTCCCCTCACTATATAGACTCCACCCGTGAGCCCTATAAGGGCAAATTTCAACACGCACACTAGGCTCATCCCTCCAAACCAACTCGCCAAACTCATTGCAAATTGCTAGATTGGCAAGTGACTCATGGTGAATTACTGTGTGACCCTGATATGCTTCATTTAACGCTTCGATAATGTTCATCTAAAAGAATCCTCACGCAATAACGCTGTAATCTCAACGCCAAGCCTTTCCAGCTCTGCATTCATCTTCTCAGTAAAGATGCGCTGGCTTTCTTTAAACTCGTCAAACGCTTTGATTCTACGCTCAAGCAATTGACCCAGTTCGCTGATATCATTGTTGTATGTAGGTATAGAGTTAATCATATTAGGCTCCATAGCAAGCCACAAAAAATGTGGCAATCAGTAACGCAATTGCAATTTTATTCATTGTGTTATTAAACTTTAGTTGTTGAATATCCATTTTACTTTCCTTTTGCTTGCTCAGCTGTCTATACTAAAACACATAGCTTGCAAGTTGTCAACTACTTTTTTAGTTGTACAGTTTTTGCGTATAGCTGTATACTTTACATAGGTGGCCAGGATAAGCGCGCTAAAATGCCATCAACGGACAAGGTTAAGCCTGATAGACCCCCGTTAATTCAATCTCAATGGGTTTGAGTAGTCATTTACATTGTACTATTTGTGTTATACAATTAAAAGCCAGAAGTCTGTCATCCCCGAAAGGTCTCGCGTTGCGTTTCAGCGTTCTTTTAGAACTAGGATTAACGGGCCTGTGAACAAAAACCTTGCACCATTCCCGCAGGTGTGTATAATATAAATGAGCCTAAAAACTCACTTCGTCATCACATAAATGAAGCCTTTTGACGAAGGCCATGAACGCCTGACCTACTCATGTCGACGACAAAGTTTTTGGTTAGTAGTGGCCTAGTCAAATGGATAGGGACACAACTATGGCTAGATGGTTTAAAATGCCAACACAATCACACCCAGCAATCATTGAATTAATAGATTCACTTGGCTACGAGGGTTATGGAATGTTGGCCGCAATTTTGGCAGAAATGGACGACGAGGGAACAATATCCCCTAAACTTTTATGCCGCATGTTTGGGATAAATAGCCGAAAAGCTGAAAGGATTTTGCCAACACTTGAGCAATGTTTAACCAAAGTTTGCCAAAGTTTAGGCAAAGTTTACTCAAAGTTTAGCGAAGTTCGACCAAACTTTCACAAAAGTTCACCAAAGTTTGACCAAAGTTTGAGCAAACATGAGGCATCAATCCCACTAGAACCAATAAGTGTACGAAGTACAGAGAGAATAGAGAGAGAGAATAGAGAGAGAGAACATCATCATGATGATTATCTTTTGCAAAAAAACGAAACCGTTGCTTTGCTAACTGCTAATCCTGCTAAAGTTGCTAATCTGCAAAAACAAATTGTGCCCCAAGGCGCTTCTGTTTCTGCCGACTACTGGACAAAAGGCATCGAGTTTTTTCACATAAACCGCAATGGCTCAGTGTTTAGCGAGGAAGGCTGGATACTACAACAGCTTTGTTCTAAGGCCAATGTTGCCGCCTCTCAGTTTGATTTTAAAACGTTTTTTGACCGCTTCCCTAGCTACCAAAAGACTTACAACCGCTGGATAAAACACCCACTACACGTCAGGATGACCGCTTTTGCGCTGATTATCGAGAAAACCAACGCCGACAATGAGTTGACGTATGCCACCAGCATCATTGAGCGGCATGGAGAAAACAATGCTTTGTATCAAGAAAACCTTGTGACCTTTGCCGAGCTTGTGGCCAATGGTGACAAAACCGTGGAGGTATCGTGCTAATGGAAAACGCTGATTTAAAGTTTTGCAAGGATTGTAAACACTGGAATCATAACCCAAGGGTGGTGTACGATATGGGTTGCACGCCTCTGGCTGTTTGTTTACGGGATTATACTATACAAAATGACGGGATAGACCTTGTGAGTGGTGAAACAACTTGGCGTTTTACTGGTAAGGTGCATTTTTGCAAAGATGAGCGCTATGATGGCCTGTGCGGCAAAAAAGGCAAGTTTTGGGAGGCTAAAGATAATGGCTAAACTAAGCGAAACACCAAGCAATAACGGCAAACAGCAATCACCAGCAGAGACGCTAATAAACATAATCAAGCAGAGCCCCCTCACACGCCTTAAATTGATTTCATACCCCAGAGTGATGCCATTCCAAGCAGGCTCAATAAAAATTGAATACGACAGCGATGGAGTGCCAACAGGCTATTTTTTTGTTGATGGGGCAAACAACCGCTACGGATTCCCCGCATTATTGATGCCCATGGAGTTTTATAAAGAGACAGACACCACTAAGACATTTAACAGCGCCACACACACATGGTCAACCAAGAGAGCGCCTATCAGTAGTTTATTTAAAAGGAGTCCACAATGAACATAATCAAAATAATTATCTATTCTGTACTTAATATCCCAAGCTTTATTGCGCTTTTAATTATGAATAGGTTAACAAGAATGACCGTTGTCTGGGCAGAGTTTTTATCGTTTTTATTGTGGGGCGACAAGAAAGGGCCACAACAATGAAGAAAGCACAATTAGACAACTTAATTAAAACTGGATGGGTTGCCGTCGAGGTCAATCCATACGGAGAACAACTCTGGGTAGACCCAGTAACAAGCCTTAAAAAGACAACCAAGGCGGCAATAATAACCCAACGCCTTAGAGCTGAAGACCAAGAGCTACCCGCAAACCCGATTAAAAGGTGTATATCTTGCAATAAGACTCATCGGAGTAAAAGGTAATACTGTAAAGGCTGTGAATGGCAAGGAAGAAAGAAGAAAGTATTTACAAAGCTAACTCGCCGAGTATCCACCGAGATGGAAGAACCATTAGTTATAAAATTTGAGCAAATCGCAGCAAGTAAAGGCTTAAACAAAGCCGAAGCGCTCAGGATGCTTGTAACTAAATGGGTAAAAGAAAATGAATGTATTGACAAAAACAACAGCTAGTGATTGAATAAATAAGCGAGCAATCGCACTACAGGCACAATACAGACTACATTGCCTGTAGCCACGGCTGTTTGGGTTCTATCCAGCAGTTGTGGTTACAGAGCAAATAAAGGAATAATTACATGGCTAAAACACACGATGGATTGTACAAGGCGAGCAGCCAGTCGTGGGAGACTCATCCCGATATTATTAAGGCTGTTTTGCTTGCTTTAGATAGAAACATTTTTAGTATTGATGTTTGTTGCAGTCGTGAAAACATCCCAGCATGGACGCATTTTAAAAACCATCTAGGAGACTCCAATCCTTTTTTAACTGGCGAGAAATTGCCTAATATTTGTTATTTTGGGGATAAAGTAGCATGGTGTAATCCCCCTTTCGACAAAGCAGCTTTGTGGTTGCATGCAGCTAACTTGCAGCAGTCTAAAAACAACCTATCAACAGTGGCCCTTGTGCCTGTGAGAACAGAAACTAAGTATTGGCACGATGTCGTAATGGCCGACAACACCCTTGTTTTGTTTTTGCAAGGCAAGTGGGCTTTTTACATGGATGGTGAGCCCGCCTTGATGAAGGGCGGAAAAGAAGGTAAAGCCCCTTGCGCCTTAGCGCTTGTTGTTTTTGGCAACATTTTTGAGCGGCAAAACTTTTTTCGGCGCTGGCAGCAGCAGGATATTGTTAAAGCCACAGCCATGTGGAGGTTTCCTAATGGATAAGAAAAGCGAGCTTAACACCGTTTACGGCAATATATGCAAGCTTATGGCCAGCGGGTTTGTGCCTAAAAGCCAAAACGATTTATTGAGAAGATATTGGGCGCAGTTTGACTATGTGACTAGGCTAGAGTTTATCCATGGTGAGACCCCTCACACGTCAATTGACCGTGCCTACCGTAAATGGGTTGAGTTAAACAGCGAAAAAAGCCAACCAGTGATGGACGCAGAAACAGCATGCGCTCAATGGGCTTTAGAGACCAAGGGTGGCGTGCAAAAAGGTTTATTTTAGGAATGGCAAGGAAAGTGAAATGAATGGATTTAATCAAAAGTGTGTGTATGTAAGAGACCCCAAACAGCCGCAGGTTTTCACAGAAACTCAAATGAATGAGCTAATGCTGTTTGCGGTACTCAACCCAAAATTAGAATTAACCGATGGGGTTGGTACGACCAATATTGCAGAGTATTACATTACTTATGGCGTAAGCAGGGCTTATTATTACCCCATCACCTACACCCCACCCGAAGAACTGCAACCCAAGCTAGGTGAGGTTATATTTAATGGCTGACCCAATTATAGAGAAGATTGTTGACGAGTTAATGAGAAATTCTATCGCCGTGCAAGCATTGCGAAGGCAGCTTACGCAAATACTTACTTACGTGCTTATTGATTACAAAAAAGAAAAAGGAGCAACTACGATGATGAAATATTTTGAATACAAGCATTTGCCAGAGAGACTTCAATGCACATCTAAGGTGTTTTTTGATATGGCGACTTTTATTGATAAAAACATCCCCAATTGTGCAGAAAAAACTGCGGGGCTGAGGAAGCTACTAGAAGCAAAAGATTGCATCGTCAGAGCTTCATTGGAGGCCCTAAGCGATGACTGAAATGAATAAAGACGAGGCTAGAAAAGTCGTTAGTGACTACCTTAAGTGGGCAAGGACGCTAGGGTTTGAGGAACAGCAAGCAGCCACATGGGTAATGATTTTTAACGATGAAGCTGAATCTTATAAAGCATTGAGGATTTTATTAAATGACTAATCAGAGATGTGAAATCACAAAGGACGAAGCAGCCAAGTTGTTGGCTAATGTAATGTCTAGCTGCACTTTTAATTACCATCAAGGTTTAGGTTGCGCTATTGGGTTGATGATAGGTGTAAGTGAGACAGACGCAGATAGAATTAAGCAGGCAATAGGAGTGATTTTAGATGAACAAAAATAAAATAAAAGCGCTGTTGTGGGCTTTACTCGGGCTTGCTCCTTTGTTAGGGCTAGCTTATTGGGTTTTTGGGATTGTTGCATTTGTTATTGTGAGTGCATTCCTCATAGTATTTTTTGGGTTTTTGGCAATTGTGTATTGTTTTATGAAAGCAGAGGAGGCATGGAAACGTGGATAACAACAAAGCTATGCAGGATTTACAGAGCAAGTTCCCCGCAGTTTTACCATTAGCAGAGGCCCAGTGCCTACTAGACGACTTGCTTAATATGATAAGCACACCAGCAGTTATTTATAACCGCATGATTGTTGCTGCCGAAGTGAACAGACTTCAAGCAATTTATGATAAACAACGAGTTGATTGGTTTAGACAGGCGTTAAAGGACGGGATTAAAAGATGACTAAGTTTTGCAAGGATTGTAAGCACTATCAACTTAGATATGGTGAGCGCTCCAGTTTAGATAAATGTCAACGTGAGGTTGGGCCTGTTCCTGCCCCATTAGATGAGTATTGCACTAGCCAACGTGGTAGAAGCTTTTTTGAGTGGCTTTTTAGAGAACAAAAGTGTGGCCCCACTGGCAAGTTTTGGGAGGCTAAAGAATGAAAGTTGATGACGTTGAAGCTAAAAAACTAATCGAGTTTGTTCGTGATTTTAAGCGAGTAAACGCTTTAGCAGATGAAATTTTGGATGAGTACAAAGAACTGCTTGATGAGCTAGCATAGGAGCGTAAATTATGGACAGTAACATTATTTCTATATTAGCACTAATTGTAATAGTGCTGTTTGTCATTTCAATAATGGCTATGTTTTTGTCTTTTTTGTGTGTGATGGAAAAAGGTTGGCCTCAAGGATTTACTATTAAAATAATTAAGGAGAAAGAAAATGACTGATTTAAAACCGACGAATTCGGGGGAATTGAAAATAATTGCCGAGTTGATTATGACGAGCCTTGGGTTTTCTCCAGTAAAACCCAAAATAGTAAGTGGTAACGGCAAGGCTAAGTTGACTTCAAGAGATTTTTTTATACAAGCAGGCGTAGAAAAGATTGTTGAGATTTTGAGTAAAGCCCACCCTAAATCCCCTTGGCGGCCAATTAGCGAGCTACCAGATGAGTTAAAGGACGGGCGGGAGGTGAAATACTTAAATGATTAACTTTGTAAAAAACAAAATAGAAAAGCTTTTAGTGGAAAACACAAAGCTCTACTTAATTGAGCGTGTAGATAGAAGATGCGCCACACAAGTTACGGTTTCAATTTTTGGTTTTATGGTGCATTGGCTTTGTGGGGATGATGATTATGGTGTCGAGCGTATTAAGGGAAAAGATGTTTATTTACATGCTTTAGGCGTTAAAGGCTGTATTTGTCCTAATTGCCAGTTTATGCGTAAAAACAAGATTGCACGAAAGCTATAAATGATTAATACTATAAACGAGGTAGCTAGAGTTTGATTGAGTGTTTGAGCAACTGTCTTTTTTTGACATAGGAGGGCCACCCATTGAGTGGACAGAGTCTGCCTATGAGTGTCTTAATTACAATAAGGGTGCTAGAAAAGGACGAGGTTGTGACTTTTGCGTGATGCACAATGCTTTAAATAGAAAAGACGAGTGCCACATGCCTGAAATACTAAAAAAGCTGTTAGGAAGGCGGGGTAAAGTCCCCAAAAGAGTAAGTGAGATTTTAAGGAATGAGTAAAGTTGCAATTATAGGGCGTAGCCCTTTTGTTAATAAAGTAGACATTGAAGCCATTAAACAGGATTACACCACTATTGGAATCAATAACGCTGGTATAGATTTTGAAACCGATTACCTATTTTCTTGTGACTTCCACTACCCTGTTAAGGGTAACACTAAGATATATCTGCCATGGTGGGTTGATGGGTGCGAAAAAACAACCTACTTTAAGTTCACCCCAGATAGTGAACCCATAAAGCAAAAGTATATGAAGCTTACGAGTAAGAAACAGGTTCTATTGCTTCACTATGCTTTCTTTACTGTGACCTGCGCGGTTAATTGGGCTTTATTGCAGGGTTTTGATGAGTGTTTACTCATAGGTATTGACCACTCTAAACAACGCTTTGACCATTACGACGGCACTATAGATACTGAGGACGTGGCAGACGCTGTTTTAAATGACCGCTGTAAAGAGTTTCTAGCTAATTGCGCCCCAGAGATGCAGTGCTATCAAACTAATCCTGATGTAGCAGAGGAGTGGCCACTGCCTTACTTTAGCTTAAAACATTACTACAAACGTATTTATTAAACTGTGATATATTTTAGTTAGGTAAAATCGGAGTTATAAAAGGTTTATGATAAACGTTAGGGTTACTGGTTGTGATGTGTTGGCTTGGGATAAGATTAAAGCCCTAAAGGCTAATGATTTAAAACCTGTAGATGATAGGGATGTTAAGGTATTAAAGACTGCTATAAAGAAGCAAGGGTTTTGTTTCCCTTTCTTTGTTTGGGCTGGGAATGATTATATTATTGATGGCGCTGGGCGTGTTAAGGCGTTATTAGAGCTTGAGGCTGAGGGTGAGTTAATACCAAGTTTGCCTATTGTTTCTATTAGGGCAACTGATATGGAAGCCGATAAACAGCTTGTTTTAATGGCATCGTCAAGGCATGGCGATATTACACAGGAAAGTTTCGATTTATTTATAGATGATATTGATTATGACGCTATAAGCGACTCTATTAACTTAGACTTTGAGCCGTTGGCTGTTGAGGTGTTAGAGCCTTTAACGGATGAGGATGATGTGCCAGAACCACCCAAAGAGGCTGTTAGTAAGTTGGGTGATGTTTACCAGTTGGGCAATCACAGGTTAATGTGCGGGGATGCTACAAGTATTACTGATGTTGAAAAGCTTATGGACGGCCAAAAGGCGGAGTTAATCAATGACTAGCGGTGTACCTTATGAGCGCACAGAAGAGCATTTAAAACTTGTTGAATCTCATTCTGCTATGGGTACTCGTTATGAGGATATTGCTATTTTACTTGGTATATCGTCCGATACGTTGACAAAGTACTACAAGGTTGAGCTAGAGGAAGGCCGTATAAAAGCAAACGCTGTTATTGCAAACTCGCTTTATAATAAGGCTAAATTAGGAGACACCACAGCCCAGATATTTTGGCTTAAAACACGGGCTGGATTTAGTGAAAAACAAAAGATTGAGCATAGTGGGTTTATAAATGGCGGCCAGTTTGATTTAAGCAAGCTAACTAATGAGGAGTTGAAAACTTTTCAAGCGTTAATGGTTAAGGCAAGTGTTGCGCCTGATGTTGCCAACCCTTAAAGACGTAGAGTTAGAGTTAAGCCGTAGAGAGTGTCAAAACTTCTCTAATTTTGTGAAACAAGCATGGCACGTTATAGAGCCAGGTGTAGATTTTAAAGAAAACTGGCACATTAACGCTATTTGTGACCACTTAGAAGCTGTAAGCCGTGGCGAGATTAAACGCCTGATTATCAACATCCCCCCAAGGCACATGAAATCTTTATTGGTATCTGTGTTGTGGCCTGCGTGGGTGTGGACGTTCAAACCCACTACTAAGTGGATGTTTTCAACGTATGCGCAAGGGTTGACTGTGCGTGACTCTGTTAAGTGTAGGCGGCTTATTGATTCCCATTGGTATAAGGAGCGTTGGGGTAATCTCTATCAATTAAGCTCTGACCAAAACCAAAAGATGCGCTTTGAAAACGACAAGACAGGCTATAGGCTGGCAATCTCCACGGGTAGCGCAACTACTGGTGAAGGTGGCGATATAATCGTGGTGGATGACCCTTTAAATGCCTCTGACGCTTCAAGCCTCTTAAAATTAGAGGGCGCTGTAGAGTATTGGGATAACACGTTAAGCACTCGTTTAAACGATAAGAAAACAGGCGCTTTTGTGGTGATTATGCAGCGTTTGCACGTTAATGACCTTGTGGGGCACATTTACGAGTCACAAATAAGTAAGGGCGTGCATTGGGATGTGCTTTGCTTCCCACAAGAATATGAGTTAAACCACCCGACCCCGTGTGTATCTTCTTTAGGGTTTACTGACCCCCGCACAGAGGAAGGTGAGTTGTTATGGCCAGCACGTGAGGGCTTAGAGGAGATTAACAAGCTTAAATTGCAACTAGGGTCATACGGTATAGCAGGGCAGTTGCAGCAACGACCAGCACCAGCAGAGGGTAGTTTAATTAAGGTAGCTTGGTTGCAATACTATAATGAGCTTCCTGTTGTTAAGCGCTATGTGTGGTCATGGGATACCGCTATAAAAGAGGGCCAGCACAATGACTTTAGTTGTGGGCAATTGTGGGCAGAATGTGCTAACGGCTATTACTTAGTTGAAAATATCAAGCGCAAGATGGAATACCCTGAATTGAAACGACTGGTGCAAACGCATTATGAGGCTAATCCCTCAACCGCTGTGTTAATAGAGGATAAAGCAAGCGGGCAGCAATTATTGCAAGATTTTAAGCGCTCCACTAGTATGCCAGTATTGCCTATGACCCCAGGTAAAAGCATGGGCCACTCTAAGGTAGAACGGGTTAATCTTGTCTCACCTTTATTTGAAGCGGGCAAAGTGTTTGTACCTGAAGGGCGCTCATGGGTTGCTGATTATGTGGGTGAACTAACGATGTTTCCAGCATCAAAACACGATGACCAAGTGGACGCTACCACGCAAGCGTTATCTTATTTAAAAGCACGGATTGAACAAAAAGCGGGCGCTGCTATTGTTATGGACGGTGGGTTTGGTATCATTTAATGTATGGGCTTTTTTGATTTTCTACAAGCAGATAAAACACCACCTACGCAAGCAGTGGGTGCTAGTGGCTTAGATATACAAGCGGGTTATGTTTATGATGAGCTGCTACTAAAGCTTAAAAATCCTGAATACCGCCGCCGTGATTTTAGAGAAATGGCAGATAATGACCCTACTATAGGGGGTATGCTTTATTCAATTGAAACCATGATTAGAGGCGTTGAGTGGGTGATACAGCCTTGTGAGGATGACTTCGAAGACATGCAGGGCCACGCCGCTTGGTTGCATAATGCTTTGTTTAGTGAGATGGATACAGGCTTTGCAGACCATATCAATGAAGCGTTGTCGATGCTGGTTTACGGCTTTAGCGTGTTCGAGGTGGTTTATAAAAAGCTACCTGATGGCAAGCTAGGGATTTCAACGCTTAATGAGCGTGTGCAAGAAACATTATTACAGTGGTATATAAAGGACGATGTAATCACAGGGGTTAAGCAGCAGATTTTTGGCGGCGATAACTCTAGGATTGTAGACATTCCAAGCACAAGGCTTTTGCATTACCGCACCACTACTAAGCGCAATAACCCTGAAGGCCGCTCAATTCTTAGAGCGTGCTATGCCCCTTACTTGCGTAAAAAGTACGCCGAACAAAACGAGATTATAGGCATCCAACGAGACTTGTCTGGTATTCCTCAAATGACATTGCCTATGGAATACCTTGCGGCTGATGCCTCTGCTGATAAGAAAACTTATGTTGAGGCCATTAAGCGCATACTGGCTACGATTCAGAAAAATGAGCAATCGGGCATCATTGTGCCAAGTGATACCTATGAAGATAATACGGGCAAGCCCACTAATGTTAGAAAGTTCGAGTTTAGCTTGGTTGCATCGGCTGGCACTAGAGCTAATAACACTACTGAGATTATCAACCGATACGATGAAGCTATTTTGCGCTCATGTATTGCAGAGTTTCAAAAACTTGGCTCTCAGGGTTCAGGTGGTAGCTACTCCCTTGGTGATGTGAAGCTAGGTTTGTTCTATAAGTCTTTACAGTGCTACATTGACAACATTGCCGCCACGTTTAACAACCAGTTAATTAAAAAGCTTTGGTTACTTAATGGTTGGGATATCGCCTATATGCCTAAGCTCAAGGGTGTGGGCTTGCAGGATGTTGATGTGACCGAGTTAAGTGAGGCCGTTAAAAACTTTACCTTAGCTGGTGTATTAGATTTAACAAATAACCCTGCTGTGAGTGACTTTGTTGCTGATAAACTTGGCTTACCCCATTCTGATAGCAATTCAATGGACGGCAACTAATGACTAATGAGGAGTTTGAAGCCCTCTTAGATAAAATTGAAAAGGGCCTTTACAAGTCTTACCTTGAGTCAATCGACACGCTTAAGGCTTCTATTGATGTGGATGCTTTGGCTATTCTTATAGAGCAAGGGCGCACTTATGAGGCCACCCAGTTAATAAATGACGCTGCTGTTAAGCAGGGCATGGCGCCGTTTACCAATACAGTGGCTAGTAGCTATAGCGTGGCGGGTGCAAAGTTTATTGATTCAATCCCCCCTCTTAAGGTGGGAAGCTCTGAGTTTAAGATTGCCTTTGATGTACAAAACCCTCAACTACAAAACATCTTAATGAGTAGAAAAGTTGAGTTATTAAACGGTGTCACCCGTGATATGAGTGATGTTGTTTATCAAACGATTAACACAGGAATAAGAGATGGGTTAGGCGCTAAACAAATTGCTAGGGATTTCAGAGAAGTAATTGGCTTAACTGATAAACAGGAAAACATTGTGCAGAATTACAAGCGCCTGCTTAAAGATGAGCCTATGCAAGCTTTATCAAGGGAGCTAAGGGATAAACGCTTTGATAAGACAGTAAGGAAAGCGGTTAGGTTAAAACAACCATTACCAGATGACGTGATTAACAAAATGGTGTCACGCTACCGAGAGAAGTTTACCAAGCTACGGGCAGAGACTATTGCACGCACGCAAGGTATACAAATTTTAAGTGAGTCCGAGCGGCAAGGCTGGGTGCAGATGATTGATGACGGTGTTGTTAAAGAGCAAGATATTGAGCGATTATGGGTAGCTGGCAAGGACGGGCGCACAAGGTCATCCCATGTGGCTATTCCTAGGCTTAATGAGGGTGGTGTAGGGATGAACCAACCTTTTCAAAGTCCCCTAGGTGCTATTATGTACCCTGGTGACCCCAGCGCAAGTTTAAAGAATAGAATTAATTGCAGATGTAGGGTTATAACGAGGTTTAGATGATGGAACAACAAGTTTTAAAAAGCTTTGATGAAGACCAGCGGTTAGCTTATGTATGGGCAAGTGTAACGACTAAGGGTGGTGAATTACTTATTGATAAACAAGGCCACTCTATTGAAACACAAGCCATGCAATCGGCTGCCCATGAGTTTATTTTAAACAAGCGCACTGGTGGCGTAATGCATTTAAAAGATGACGAGTCAAAAGAACCTATTAAGGTTAGTGATGTGGTTGAGTCTATGTTTTTTACTAACGAGCTACAAAAAGCCCTTGGCATTGACCTAGGTTTTGAAGGCTGGTTAGTTGTTATGAAAGTTCATGATGATAAAGTGTGGGGATTAGTTAAAAGCGGTAAACTGGCAGCCGCTAGCATAGGAGGTTCTGGTGAGTACAAAGACTAAAATATTTAACAAGATAAGCGTTAACGAGATTAGCTTGGTTGACATCCCCGCTAATCAGGAAGCTGAAATGGTTTTATTCAAGCGATTTGATATAGTTAGTAAAAACAACCCTGTTACCAAAGATGAGGATATCTTGAAAATGGAACTTAACGAAAAGATTGAAGCTTTAGAAAAGGCGGCTAACGAAAAAGCCGAAGCTTTAGAAAAAGCACAAGCGCAAGTGGAAGCTTTGGAAAAAGCCAACAAGGAAGCTTTAGAAAAAGCTAGCTCTGTTGAGACCCTTGAGAAAAAGTTAGTTGAACTTGAAAAAGCTAACAAGATTGCTGCTATCGAAAAGCGTGTGGCTACTGAATTGCCTAACGTGATTGCTAAAAGCGATAAGCTTGTAGAGCTTGTTTACGAAGTTGAAAAGGCTGTTTCTGATGAGTCCAAAGCGGCTTTCACAGAATTGCTTAAGTCTGCTAATGAAGCGTTTGCAACTTTGGTTAAGCCTGTTGGTATCGCTAAAGCTGTTACTGATGACTCTAAAGGACAGATTGAGGACATCGCTAAAAGCTTGCGTGATGCTGACGCTAGTTTAACTGTGGAGCAATCCATTGCTAAAGCGGCGCTTTCTAATCCTGAGTTATTCGCACAAGTTGTAGGAGAAAAACAATAATGGCTAACTTCCAAGAAGTAACAAGATTAAGTCTGCCTGCTAATGCTGACTTATCTGCTGACCAATACAAGTTTGTAGTGGTCAACTCTAGCGGCAAAGTTGCTGTAAACACTACTAGTGGTGGTCGTGTGGCTGGCGTACTTGATAATAAGCCTAATGCTGCTGATGTAACTGCTGTTGTTACCCGCTTTGGTGCTAAGGCATTAGTTAAGGCTGGTGCTGCTATCACCCGTGGCGCTTTGGTTATGAGTGACAACGCTGGTTTAGCAGTTACTGCTACCACTGGCGGTCATATTCAAGGCCAAGCACTGCAAGCTGCTGGTGCAAGTGGTGACATTATTGAAATTTCGTTAGATTACCAAGGCACTGTTTAGGAGTTTTAAACAATGAGTAACCCTACTGGATATGCTGTTAACGGTGTTTTGAGTAACATCTCTACAGCTTACATGCAAAAGCAAGAGGCCTACGTTGCGGCTAAAATCTTTAAGCCTATCGCTGTAGGTGACATTGCAGGCGTTTACTATAAGTTAAGTAAAGCCGATATGATGCGCTCACAAGCTGAAAAGGTTGGGCCTTTAGTTGATACGCCTGTTGGGCAGTTCGCTATTACCAACGGCACTTACCGTAGTGAGTTGAAAGCATTAGCTAATGCAATCGACTTAGAGGTGTTTGGTGAAGCTGCTAGCCAAGCTGGTGGACAGATTGACTTGTATCAAACGGCTGTTGAGTTTATTACTAACCAGTTGTTGTTGAAACAAGAGCTTGAGTTTGCTGCTACCGCTTTAGTTACTGGTGTTTGGGGTACTACCGTTGTGGGTACTACTGGCGGCACTGGCTTCTATAAGTTTGGTGAGTCTGCTGCTAACCCCTTGAATGCTATTGAAGCTGGTTTAGTTAAAATCTATGAAACCACTGGCATCATGGCCCAAGACTTAACCGTTTCTATGAGCTACAAAGTGTTCAGAGCAATTGCTAAGCACTCCACCGTTATTGAGCGTGTTAAATATACCAAAGGCATTTCTAGTGCTAGCGGTATGGGTGATGGCCAAGTAGGTGCTGCTGAAATTGCTGGTGCGCTAGGTATTAAAGAGAAAAATCTAGTTGTATCTAGTGCAATTTACAACACTGCTAACCACGGCGCTACCGCTTCTATGGCTGAAGTGTTTGGCGATAACATCTTGATTAGCTACGCACCTGACACCCCTTCTAAGAACACCCCTGCTGCTGGTTACCACTTTAACTGGACTGGTTACAAAGGTGGCGGTGGTTCTAATGGTGTTTATATCGCCACTTGGAATGACCCCAATAAGCGTGGTGCAATTATGGTTGACGGTGTGTTACACAACGCCCCTGAAATCGTATCTACTGACACTGGTTACTTTATGTACGATTGCTTGTAAGGTGAATTAAGATGACTAAAGAATCAAAAGAGCTTACTTACATTTGTTTAACGGCCTTCAATCATGAGGGTAAGTTTTACAAGTTGGGTGACTCTTTTGGTTCTAAGTCTCAAGACACTATTAAAAGATTTTTAGCGGCTGGCCGTATTGAGGCAGTAAAAGGCTGATTAAATGAGCTTTAGTTTTAACCCCGCCCTTGACAACGACGTTAGCAAGGTGCGTTTTTTTATTGGCGATACCGATAGTGATGATTATCATCTAGAGGATGAGTCTATTAGCGCTATGGTAACGCTGTTTGGTGGCTATGTTAGCGCTGCTGAACAATGCTGCTTATCTATTGCGGCTAAGTATGCCAGTAAAGTGGATACCGATATTGAGAGCGTGAGTGTTAAGTACTCACAGCTACAAAAGCATTTTACTGAAATGGCAAGCAATATCAAGCGTAAGGCTGGTGAATTGAACGCTTGTGCTGGGTTATTGGCTACTGGTGTCAATGTGAGTGAGGTTGACGCTTTGAGAGCTGATACTAATAGGATGCCTGATGCTTTTTATGTAGGGCAGTTTGACTCCTCTATGAGGGGCGCTGGCCGTGTTATCTAGTGCAATTAAGTTTTTATTAGCTGATATGGGGCAGCCTTTGCAGATTGAGCAAGGTTTAACAGCCCCTACTTACAGCCCAGCGGCGGGGCTAACTGAGCCAACGATTGTAACTTATGAGGCTATTGGTTGTGTGGTTGATTATGCGAGCAAAGATAAAGACGGTACTAGCATTTTGCAATCTGATAGGAAAGCACTTATTGCGGCAAAGGGGCTTGCTATAACGCCTAAAGTATCTAACAAGATTGTATTTGAGGATTTGAAGTACAGAATTATAGCGGTGCATACGATTAGAGAAGGCAGCGATATTGTGGCCCATGTTTGCCAAGTGAGGTTGTAATGAGCGGCTCTAAGTTTGGTAGAGATATGAGTGATTGGGTAAAGCGTGCTAAGCAAAAAAGCGAGCGCTTTTATAGAGCCTTTTGCCAAGATTTAAATAATGAAATTATCACCACTACGCCGATTGATACGGGGTTTGCTCGTAACCACTGGTTCACAAGTATCAATACGCCTGTTGCCTTTAACCTTGAGAAGGGCCAGCGGGCTAATCCTGAAGCGCAAACAGCTCAAACAGTGGCTAATCTAAAAGTAGGTGACAAGTTTATAAGTGGTAATAACGTAGCTTATATTTTGCCGCTTGAGTATGGGCATAGCCAGCAAGCCCCTAACGGTATGGTTAGGATTGCGATAGCTAAAGCAGACCAGATTGCCCAAGCCACTTTAATGAGGATAAACGCTAATGGCAACGCTTAAAGATATTAGGGTATTACTAGAGAAGCGCTTGGATATTATGACGGGCAATTACCCTATTGCCTATGAGAACTTTAACTATAAGCCTACTGAGGGCGCTACGTTTATCAAATGCGCCGTGGTGCATACATCTAGCAGGCCAGCAACTTTAGGCCCTAATGCAGGGCGTGAAATGCGGGGCTTGTTCTTTATTGATTTGTTTTACCCTAGGGATAAGGGGCCACAATTAGCAGATACTATTGTAGATAGTATTTTAGAGCAATTCAAGGCGGGCACGGTGCTAACTGAGACAGGCTTAAGCACTATTGTCAATGTGCGCTTTTGCGAGCGTAGGGGTAGCGCTTTAGACTTCGACGGGTGGTATCAGATACCCATAACCGTTGAGTGGTTCTGCTTTGAGTGATTATAAACAGTGATTTTGTACAATGTAACTAAGATTATAGGAGCTTTTTAATTATGGTATTCGCACAAGCGTCAAGAACCGATTTAGCCTATGTGGCAGAGTCCACATGGGGAACAACCCCTGGTAGCCCCTCCACTATTTTGCTACCTGTTAATAACTCATCTTTAAACCTGTCTAAAGAGATTCTAGAAAGTAGTGAAATCCGTAGCGACAGAATGCGTGAGTTTCTTAAGCACGGCGTAAGAACTGCTGAAGGCACTATTTCGTGCGAGTTAAAGGCTACTGATTATGATGCTTTCTTGGAAAGTGCTTTCTTTAGCACTATTTCCACTGGCATTATGAAAATCGGCACAACCCAGAAAAGTTTTACCATTGAGGAGCGTGTGAATGACCTTAGTGGCGTTTATCGTTTGTTTACTGGTATGACTGTTAGCCGTGTTGGTTTCTCGATGAATGTAAACGAACTTGTTATGGCCGAGTTTGATTTACTTGGCAAGAACATGGTTACTGCCACAGGCTCTATTGATGCAACCCCAACCGCTGCTAGTGGTAACCAGCCTATGACTTGCTTAAACGCTGTGTTGAATGAGGGCGGCAGCTCTATTGCTACTGTTACTAGCCTTGATTTTGAGATTAACAATAATTTGGCTGCTAACTTTGTTATTGGGTCAACCACTGGGGCGCAACTGGAAAACAGCACCGCTATGGTAACTGGTAACTTTAGTGCATACTTTGAAAGCGCTAGCTTGTTAAATAAGTTTTTAAACGAAACTGCTAGCTCATTAAGTGTTGCGCTAACTGACGGCACTAGCACTTATACCTTCTCAATGCCCACGATTAAATACACCAGCCACTCTATTGATGAAACTGGTACGGGCAGCCGTGTTGCTACAATTGGGTTTACTGCTTTGAGAGATTCAAGTGAAGCTACCCCAATCAAGCTGGTTAAGTCTTAATTTTCCAACCTAACAACTTTCTTTCCTTACCCCTAGCCACCGCCTCAAAACGGTGGTTTTTTCTGTGGTATTATTTAAAAGGTTAGTTTATAGGGAGTATGGTTTTTATGTTAGATGATTTACTAATTGAAGATAAGCCCCGCTTTTTAGCGCTAGAAGGTTCTAATGGCGTAGCGATGGAGTTGGATGGCAATCCTGTTGGCTTATATGTTGTGAGTGTTTTTCACCCTACTGTTAGAGCTAAACAACATAAGATTCAAAACGATAGAGTAAGCAAAGTGGCTAAGTCTTCTAAGGCTATGGTTAAGTCCGAGCAAGTGGAAGCTGAAAACATCGACACGCTAGCCACTTGTATTACAGGGATTCAAAACCTACAGGTCAATAGCGATGAACTTAAAGAATATTTCACTAAGGCTGGTGCTACTTTTGACGATAAAAACTGTTTAATTTATAGCCATGCGGCTGCTGTTAGATTGCTAAAGCGTTTCCATGGTATTCGTGCCCAAGTCGATGACTTTGTTGGGGATGAGTCTAATTTTTTGAAACAGACGAGTTAAGCATAGAGCAAGGCTTAGAAAAGCTCGTAACACATATTAAAGGTAATGTTGCCCTTCATAAAAAGGTGGGTAAGCTTACCTTGCGTGAACACTTAGAAATTGTGTGGCAACAAACGGGTGTAATGCCGCCTGAATTAGATGTGCCTGATGCGCCTGAGTTTTTTACGCCTTTGGTTAGGGTGTTTAAGGATATTTCAGAGACACGTCAAAGCGGTATGGGTGGCCCGTTACCTATAAGCTATAATGAGATTAAGTCTTATTTTGAGTTGACTGGCTTGGATTATTGCTGGGAAACTGTAAGGCTAATTAAGGTTATTGATAACGCTTACCTAGAGGCTATGGCTGCATTAAATGAGTGATTTAATTAAATTACAGTATGAGATAGACTCTAGTAAGGCTAAAAAAGCTGAAAAAGCTTTAGACGATTTAGCGAAAGCCACTGACGGGGCTGGGAAAAGTGCGGATAAGCTAACCAAGTCTCAAAAAGTTGTTTCACTAAGGACAGAGGAAAACGCCCAAAAGCTTGTATTGGCTTCTAACCGTATGGACAAGATGCGTGCTAGTGCGGAAAAGGCAGCGCTAGAAACACAAAAGCTTGCAATGGCTAATGCTAAGTTAAAACAACAATTAGAGGCTGCAAGTGTTGAGGCCCAAAGGGCTGGCTCTAGTATGAGCCAGTTAGCGGCTGGTTTAGGTGCTGTTGTGACATCCCTAGGCGCTGGAAGATTAATTTCTGCTATTGGTGGTGCTTCTAACAGTATGGCAATGATGAGCGCTAGGGTTAAAAACGTAGTACATGATACAGGTGATTATGTTGCTGTTCAAAAAGAGTTAATTGCTATATCCAGTAAAACGGGTGTATCTATTGAGGACGGTTTAAAGCTGTTTCAGCGCCTAGGGATAGCCCAAAAAGACTTGGGGCGCTCTAATGTTGAGTTATTAAAGCTTACTGACCTTGTAGCTAAAATTGGGGTTATTGGTGGCTCATCTAATGAACAGATGAGAGATGGTTTGTTGCAGTTTAGCCAAGCGCTAGGCTCTCCTATTGTTCAGATGGAGGAGTTTAGAAGCATTATTGATACAATGCCCGTGCTTGTTAATAAGATTGCAGACGGCATGGGGATGACATCGGGCCAGTTTATCCGAATGGTTAAGCAGGGCAAGATTACTAACGTTGAAGTGTTTGAGGCTATTTTAAAAAACACCAACAAGATTAATACTGAGTTTGCCCGTATGCCGATATCTTTTGATAGGGCTATGACTTCATTGAATAACTCATTTGTAGAGCTTATTGGCTCTAGTAAGGATGTGGAAAGTGTCACCTTTGGGATTAACCAAGGCATCCAGATGATTGCCAATAGCTTAAGGTCATTACAGCCTATAGCGGGCGGCATTATTGGTAGTGTGGCGGCTATTGCGGCTGGTATTGGTGTAGGTGGTGCGACTGCTTTAGTGGGTGGCCCTGCTGCTGGCCTTGCTGTGGGTACTACTGTTGCAGCAGCCTTATTAAGTGTTGTGGGCTTATTGCAATTAGTTAAAGCAGAGATGAAGTTAGTTGAAGGGGTGACGGTTACTTGGGCTGATATAATGGTTGTAAGTGTTAACCAAACGGTCAAGGCTTTTGAGAACCTAGGAAAGTCTATAAGAGAGGCTTTAGATTTCAAGAATTATTCCCCAGCAAAAATGATGGGTAGTTTTTTGCAAAGCATAAACATATTTGACCCCGAAAACTGGAATAATGACAAAAAGCTAGCTGGTATCGGCGCTAATATAGCGGCTCAAGGTGACCCTTTTAAGCA